ATGGATGATAACAATATATCGGTCAAACAATATATTATTTATTCGGTTATGAATGATTTAATTACTGGTGGGCGAGAATCTTCAGTTTTAAACGTTCCTGTATCTTTATCCCCGAGAAACTCCACCATAGAGGCTATAAAACGCTTGATTGATGATATAAGAGATTATTTTTATAAATCAAAATATCCAACAAGAGAATTTCTTTTGTGTTATGGTTTAGAATCAAGTGAAATCGAGCAATATCCTATTGAATTAGCTGCAAAAATTGATTCATGTGGTTTTTTAATATTTGATAGTAAACTATCTTGTCAGGTTGTCGATACTTTAAATTCAGCAGTTGCATTGTACCATGTCGGAATGCGTAATCACGCAGACAAACTTACTAGAGTTGGTGTTGAGTTATTGCTTAATGATTTTTTTGAAGAAATTATATCGAACCATGAAAAAGATAAAAAAATAAAGGATGCTTTATCCTTATCACAGAAAGAAAAAGCGCGCAAACCAAGAAATCATTATTACAATGAAGTTATGCACGTAATTAAACTAACATGGGAAAAGTACCCTAAAGCCAGTAAAACAGGTTTATTGAACGAGCTTTCTGTTTACTACCATGGGAAAGTAAGTAAAAACACGCTAGATAGATGGATTAAAGAATCAGGGGCACAACCACCAAAGCCTGATAAATACTCTTCGTTTGAGCTTGTTCACCCCCAATAGCTGGCTACGGTATTTTAATAGCTGGCTATTGAGGCTAAATAACTGGTAACAGCCCCACAGCAACTGGCTATTGGGCTAAAAACAAAATACTCATTGATTGATATTTATCACCGTTGTTACTTAGACGTACACGGTGATAGATATGAATTTAAAGAAATCTGATTTATCAACTGACCGCCTTACACGTGCTGAAGCTGCTGCCTACCTTGGCGTTAACAATCAAACACTGGCGAACTGGGCGTGTACTGGCAAGGTAAAAATCCCTTTCCATAAGCTTGGTCGCAAAGTGCTGTATATGCGCACTGATCTCGATGCTTATCTTGCATCCACTCGCAGAACGCAGACGGTGTAAGGGGGAGTGATGGCACATAAAACAAAGGCGACCGGGGGCGGTCGCCAATGGATACACACTAAACTTGAACGCATCACCAACAATGCCACATTTGCGGCTGGTGGGCAATGTGATCAGTGTGCTGGCTTGCTGGTTGGCTGTCAGCCTTTGGGTTCTATGCCTTCTTTGCGTAGCTTATCACGACAAGCATTTTTTACCCATGAGCTGAAATTACCAGGCCCAGCAACTTCGTTAATTTGTTGCAACAATGTGTCTTCGAAGCGGATGTTTTTCTTTGTGCTGCCGGAGCGATCAAATTTTGGTTTCACATTTTCTTCTTGCATTGGTACGTACCATCGTTATAAACTGAAATTAAATGGTACGTACCGCATTAAAAATACGCAACCATTAAATACAGCGAAGCCCGGTAGTGCGGGAACACTAACCGGGCTTCTAACCACCAACGATAACGATAGTATCGAGGTAGCTATGTTAAATCATACCACACACCCGCAAGGGCGGTACTCGCACGACCTGAATAAATACATCTGGCGTTTTATCGCCCTGAGCACGGCACAACCGCGCGTGATTACCATTGAGGCCACCAGCGAACAGGAAGCACGCCAGCAATCCCCGGCTGGCTACGTGATGGTATTCGCCGCCCGTATTCGTCAGGGGGTGTGCCATGCCTGATATGTCAAATTACCAGTACCTGATTAATCCGCATTTTAACTGTGAGCATGATATTGCTAAAAAGGTTTATTCCGCTGCTGATGGGGCTACTGACAATATATCAATGGCTGTTGCGTCAATTGGTAGCCTGATGTGGCATGCGTCAGAAAATGAGGACTATGACGAAAAGGCCATGCGCATTGATATGGGTAATATCGGTTTGTTACTGGCAATGCTTGGGCAGTTTGATATTTCGTTACGGTGCACCATTGAAAATGCCACAGATGCATTAAATGCCATAAAGAAAGCGAATACTGATTCAAATCGGGGATAAATAATCATGAGAACATATTTATCTGGCTTGACTGCCAGCGGTTATGCACACCCCAAAATTATCCCCGGCGCTATTTATCTGGATAAGAACGGTAACAGAGTAACGGTAAAAGAACTGATGTTTGACCGTGTGTATTTTATTCGTGATGGCTATTCATTTCATAGTTCGCTGAACGTGGAGATCTTTATTAGCAGATTCCGGCGGGAAATCCCGACTTCCAGAAATAACCATGTGTCACGTGTGGATGTGGATAAAAAACTGCAGGAACTGAAAAACATGATTGCCGCGTGGAGAGAGCCGAAATGAAAAAAGCGCCAAATTTAAAACACCAGCCGCGTGACAAAATGACGGAAGTCATCATTTTTGCGGGTAGTGATGCGTGGGCACATGCGAAGCAGTGGCAGGAACAGGACGGGCGACTGGCTGGCGATAACGTGCCACCTGTCTGGCTTGGAGAGCAACAACTTGCCGAACTGGACAACCTGCAAATCGTACCGGACGGACGCTATCGCGTGCGTCTCTACCAGGCGGGGTTATTGCGTCCGGGGCTTGTTAATACCATCGGGCAGAAACTGGCAGCGGCAGGTGTCAGGGATGCTGATTATTATCCTGAAGGAATGCACAGCCAGAAACGGGAGAACTGGCGCGAATATCTGGAACGTGAACGGGCAGAGCAGGCGGAAAAGAAAAAGGTAGTTGAACTGCCTGTAAAGAAAAAAGAGCGGGTAAAAGACGATAACGCTTCATCACTGGCGCTTAACCAGATGGGAGCAAGTCAACGCGGCGAAGTTCTCCTGGCACATTATGGCGGTGAACTGGCGATTCATGCTGACTCTGACACTGTTCACCATTACAACGGCGTTGTATGGGAGCCAGTACAGGATAAAGAATTACAGCGAGCTATGGCACAGATTTTCATTGATGCGGAGATCAGCTATTCGCAGAACGCCATTAAATCGGCGGTCGATACCATGAAGTTAAGTTTGCCTGTAATGGGGAATACAGCCCGTAACCTGATTGGATTCAGTAACGGGGTATTTGATACCAGAACAGGTAATTTTCGGGAGCATAACAAAAACGACTGGTTGTTAATTGCCAGTGAATTACCTTTCAGCCCACCAGCAGAGGGGGAAACGCTGGCAACACATGCGCCGAATTTCTGGAAGTGGTTACGCCGTTCGGTGGCTGAGAATGACCGCAAGGCGGATCGCGTACTGGCTGCATTATTCATGGTGCTGGCGAACCGGTACGACTGGCAGTTATTCATTGAGGTAACAGGTCCAGGGGGAAGTGGTAAAAGCGTGATGGCGGAGATTTGCACCATGCTGGCGGGTAAGGCCAACACAGTATCGGCAAGCATGAAGGCGCTGGAAGATGCAAGGGAACGCGCGTTAGTGGTTGGCTTTTCGCTGATTATCATGCCGGATATGACCCGCTACGCTGGTGATGGGGCAGGGATTAAGGCTATTACAGGCGGTGACAAGGTGGCAATTGACCCGAAACACAAAGCCCCCTACTCAACGCGTATTCCGGCAGTAGTGCTGGCGGTTAACAATAACGCCATGTCATTCAGTGACCGCAGCGGGGGGATCTCGCGCCGTCGGGTGATATTCAATTTTTCGGAAGTTGTACCGGAGAACGAACGCGATTCCATGCTGGCAGAAAAAATAGAAGGAGAGCTGGCGGTTGTGATTCGCCACCTGCTTACTCGTTTTTCTGACCAGGACGAAGCTAAACGCCTGCTGTATGAGCAGCAGAAATCAGAAGAAGCTCTGGTGATAAAACGCGAGGGCGATTCGCTGGTGGACTTCTGCGGCTATCTCATGTCGTCGGTAATGTGTGATGGCCTGTTAGTGGGTAATGCTGAAATTGTGCCATTCAGCCCGCGCAGGTATCTCTATCATGCCTATCTGGCTTATATGAAGGCACATGGGTTTGGTAAACCTGTAACACTGACGCGCTTCGGTAAAGATATGCCGGGGGCAATGGCGGAATATGGCAGGGAGTATATGAAACGGAAAACGAAGCACGGTTTGCGTTCAAACGTGAAACTGACGGAGGAATCAGAAGACTGGATGCCGTCATGTGTATCGGTCACTAATGACGATAGCAAAAATTAAACTTATGGAATAACTGTTCACCACTGTTCACTCTGTCATAAATATCTTTTATATCAGTATATTATAGGGTGAACAGTTATTTATGAACTGTTCACCAAACTATTCACTGTTCACCTTTTTGATTGTTTATTGAGCTTCAAGGGTGAACAGTGGTGAATAGTTGGTGAATAGTTTTTGTGAAACTGTTCACCCCTTAACATTATGAATTAAAAGATAAAATATCAAAAGGTGAACAGGTGAAGGGTTAAAACGCAAAAATTTTAATTTACTGCTGTGAGATAAAGCCTATGACAGCGAAGCACACAAAAAAATCACAATCGCACGCCCTTGATTTGACGGAACACTGGTTAAGGGTGTCGATAAAAATCATCGACCGCAACGCCGGGGAAGGATATGCGAAAGCACATCCCGAACTGATTAGCGCATTCATGACAACGGCAGCTGCAAACTTTGCCACGCTGACAGAGCGGGAGATTGCCGAAGCGGAACAGGTAACAACCATCAACGTTAAAACCGGAGAGGTGAAATCATGACAGCACAGATAGCCGCTTACGGGCGGCTGGTGGACGACCCGCAGGTAAAACAGACCAGCAAGGGCACACCGATGACGCTGGCGCGTATGGCGGTATCACTGCCATGCAGTCAGGCACAGGACGGACAGGCGACGTTATGGTTATCGGTCATCGCATTTGGCAAACAGGCCGACCAACTGGCAGGACATGAGAAAGGCAACGTAATCAGCGTATCCGGCGTGATGCAGATAAGCCAGTGGACCGGACAGAACGGGGAGACGCGTCAGGGTTATCAGGTCATTGCCGACAGCGTAATCAGTGCGAAAACGGTGCGACCAGGCGGGAACAGACGCAAAACCACAGGCACACAGGGTAATCAGCCACCAGCGGGAGGCGATGACCCTTACGGTGATGATATTCCGTTCTGAGGGGGTGACGATGGTACATGACCGCATAGCGGAAGAACTCGAAGCGAAAGGATTTTACCGGAGGGCGGCGGCGCGATGGGGTGAAGTCATGATGCTGGTGGAGACAGACAAGGAACGGCATCACATCACGATGCGACGGCTGGAATGTTCCAGGAAGGCACAGAGGCCACCGGAGCCGCCTGATAATTTCGGAGACCTGAGAAATGCAGTTAATCGCACTTGTGCCGAAATGGGTATAGATGGTGCTGGTGATGAAATATGGCGCAATTACCAGGACAGCTAA